ATTTATTGATCTCGGTTTGTGTACGATTAATAGATGATTGGAACTGAGAGATAGACTGATTGTTGGCATGAAGCTCTGTCTGGACTTCTTGACATTCGGTTATTTGTTGTTCGGCGGATGCCAGTACTTCATGTCGTCTTGCCAGAGAAGCTTCAGCAGTTTCAAGTGCTCCATTGAGTTCCTTAGCTCTTGCTTTACCTTCCACGATGTGGGTGCTTTTCGTCTCCTCTGTGATTGGTTGGGTGCAAGTCGGGCAGGTATCATTCTCCTCAAAAAATCTAAGCTCCTTAACCAGTTTCTTGATATCGGCCTGGAACTTTGCCCTGAACGTAGTAAGCTCGTTAATCTTTTCCTGCGCATCTGACTTACGCTGTGTGCTTGGAAGTAGTTTGTCTTCCACGAAGGATGATAGTGTAGCGTTCGCTGCATTAAGAGTCTCGATCTCATCTCTATGCTCTTCAATGAGTTTGAGCTTCTCTTCTTTTTGCTCTTTGTTGATTGCTTTGACGTCACGGATGTACTTTTTTTGTGCATCCTGCTTTGTCTTATTGACCTCAATTTGATGTGATACATCTTTAATATCATCCTTCAATAGAGATGTCTTCTCTTTAAGAATACTATTCATCTTAGAGAATACGTTAATGTCCAGAAGATCCTCGATTACATCTCTTCGATTCTGAGCGCTTAGCTGCATGAAGGGTATGAAGGAGGAGGAGCCCAGCACTACAATCTGATGAAAGCTTTTATGATTAAGCTTCAAGATGTTTTGCTCGAGGATCTTCTGGTACTCTTTGGCATGAGATGATTGATTAATCATCGTCTCGCCTTTCCATATTTCAAATACGTTAGGTTTAATACCTCTAACGATTCTGAAATCTGAACCTAATGCGCTGAAGGTCACTTCAACTACACAGTTCTTATTATTAATAGAATTAACCAACTGAGGTTTAGATATATTACGATGAGCCTTTCCAAACAAAGCAAAGCTCAAGGCGTCAAGCATAGTAGACTTGCCTGCACCATTATGGCCCACAACTAATGTAGTCTTATCTTTTGTAAAGTCTACTTCTGAAAAATTATTGCCCGTAGACAGAAAGTTCTTCCATCTAAGCGTTTTAAATATAATCATTATGCAACTTCTAGTGTTTGAGCTTCTACCATCAATTCAGACATCTGATGTTTAATCTGATCCTTATCGAGATCTGTATCAACAGCATCTATATAAGTATACAGCAGACTAGAAGTATCTTCAACCGATATTTCCTGATCTTCTACATTTTCTCCTAAAAATTCATTAAAGTTTTCTGCAATCTTTAGTTCATGGATATCTCTAGAATTAATACGATCTACAAATCTATCAAACATAAAGGTATCCGACTTATTGATGACCACGATCTTAACAAATTTATTTTCTAGTTGACTCAACCCATATGTAGAATATTCATTACTAGTGTCATCATAGCGTATGCGATGATACAGAGTATGAGGATTGAGCACAGGAGTAAGAACCCGTGACTCCGTATCCAAGACATGAAAGTATTTTTTATCGTGCGCATCATTCCAAAAAAACTCCATTTGTGATCCAAGATATTCAATGTTATTTTGACTAGATTTGGTATGAAAATGTCCTGATAATACCTTTTCAAATCGTTTAAATATAGATCGATCTAAACCATGTGGAGCAGGCTGACCAGCAAACATTTCATATCCCGTGATTTCAAAGTGACCACCCATCCAATCACATTTAGCGTTAGCAATAAACTCTAATGATTGTTTCTCATTCTCGGCTGAGATCCAAGGTACTAGACCCATCTTAAATCCGTCATAATCCATAACAGTAGGTTCATGAATAATATTAACTTCATTCATATAATGGCCCAACAACTCTTTTAGACTGTTTAGCTCATTTGTGTTTTTATAGTACGTATCATGATTACCACAGATGATATCCATGGTGATACCATACTCTCTTAGCGGTTTAAGAAAGTGATTGCGGTTACGGTTAAGAGCACGGAAGTTGATAAACTTCCTGTTATCGTAGTAATCACCAAGATGCACAATATGCTTAATATTATGTTCCAAAAGATAAGGAAAGAATACATCGCTATAAAATTTCTCTGCATTATCGAGAAATATGTCAGAACTATTGCGAGTACCACAGTGAGTGTCATTAATTATGGCTACTTTCATTATATAAGTCTTTCTCTGGTTTCCATCCTAGATCATATAGATATTGTACGTCTGCTTGGGTTTTAACCCGTTCACCATTAGGATTTAGGGTGCGTATATC